TTGTGGCCGGTAAGCTGATGGAGGACGGTATTACAGAGCTCGTCGCCGAAATGCGGCCGGATTGGAAGATCCGCCGCAAGCGGGCGACCGCCAACGGCCACGAACTGCAACGGGTGGACCGCGCCATCGTCGGGCAGGAGCGCGGGCCGGGCGTGTTGGAAATCAAGACCGTGAGCGACCGCGCCTACTGGGACTGGAAGCGCGACGGCGTGCCGCTGGGCTATCTAATGCAGGTGCAGTGGTACATGCGCGTCCTCAAGTGGTCCTGGGCGTGCATCGCGGCACTCAACCGTGACACTGGACAACTCGACCTGTACGAAATCGAAGCGCGGCCGGAGCTGATGGCGGCCGTGGCTGAGAAGGTCGATTGGTTCCTGTCGCACCACGTAGATCAGCGCGTCGCGCCCGCATGGCTGGAGGAGCGCGACGGGCGCTGCGAGTCCTGTCAATGGGAGCCTAGCTGCCAACTCGACGAGTGGTCCGCAGTGAGCGACCAGGGGTTGGTTCAGATCGATGGGTTGGCACCTTTGGTGGCCGAGTATCAGCGGGCGAAAGACCTTATCAAGCGTGCGGAGAAAATGGCCGACGTTCTCCGCACGGGCGATGAGTCCGCCGAGGACGAACCGCGGCGGCTGGGGATTGACGCGCTGATGGGTGTTAATGAGCAGGCGGCGGCGGGGAACGGCGAGTATGTGAAGTTTCGGGTGGTGGAGACTTCGCGGGTTGATACCGACGCGCTGAAGACGAAGTACCCGGACGCTTACATGGACGTGTTGAAGCGGTCGGTGAGTCGGCCGTTGCGAATTTTCAAAATTAAGGGAGCAAAGTAATGAGTACGACACAGCCATCGGCGCAAGCCGTGGAAATGAATCAGGTTCAGGAGATGGAGCGGATTGTTACGCTACTGGACCGCGTGACAGACCAGACGATGCGCCAGGAGGCCGAGCGCATGTTGCTGGACCGGGCGCAAGCCTACCACGTCCGCAAGCGGCCGGGGTGCCAGAATCAGGACGAGGTGCAAATGCGGATTGCCGCTGGGCGCCCGTTTGGGCTTGACCGGGACACCTCACTGAATGGCTTCGATGTGATTCAGGGCGTGGTGGCGATGCGGGCAAGCCTCCGCGCCGGGCTGCTCCAGCGGCACGGCTGGCACTGGCTTTTTGCAAAGCACGACATGGGCGAATGCTCGCTGATCGCCACGAAGGACGGTCAGCCATACTCCAACGCTGAAGGCAAACCGCACGTCTTCACCTACACCATGGACGACGCGAAGCGCGGCAAGCTTGACGGCAAGGAAAATTGGAAGATGAATCCCATGGACATGCTGTTCGCGCGGTGCATCACGCGGCTTCAGCGGCGCGTCTGCCCGGCCGCAACGCTCGGCATGGATATCCCGGACACCACCGAACCGGTGACGCTGGAAATGGTCGTACAGGAGACGGAGCAGCAGCGCGTGGCGGGTAAATCGGCGTCTGCGCTCGACGCCCTCGAAGCCGAACTGATGCGCGAACCCGTGGCGGTGGCGAATGTTTGAGCATGGCGCGTGGTACACGGGCAGCATCGTCGCGGTCGAGTACATCAAGTCCGAAAAGAAGGGCACGCCGGGCCTTCAGATCACCGTCGAAGTGTCCGACCGTGGCACGATCACGGGCGTCTGGTGGTTGACGGCCTCGCTTGTGAATAATCCCGACGACAAGGCGGCAAGCAAGGTTCCGCAATGGGAGGCGGCGCAGATCCGCTGCAAGCAGTTTGGGTGCAATCAGGAAGGATTGGTCCACCCGGAAACGTGGCTGCTTCACATCCAAAAGACGCTGATCGGCCAGAAAGCGTCAGTGATGGCCGAAGTCAACAACTACGGCGACACGTCCGCGCAGGTGATTTGCAAACCGAAGGCTGGCGGTGGTGGTGGATTTGCGCGGGCGTCGGCATCGGCATCCCCGTTTGCTGCGCGGCCGGCGAACTCGGACCCATTCGCGGTAGGAGACGACGACCTGCCCTTCTGATCCCCGTGGGCAACCGCCCGCGGCCTGCCGTTCCAAATTAGCGCACGATCTCGGAAATCCGCGCGGGACGGCAGACCGGGCGCGAAAAGCTCCCAGAAAAGAGGTAGTCCGTCACGAACCACTGAAAACCTGTTGGATGGATTTGAATTCTAGGCGGGCCGGGGAGTCACTGGCCCGCTGAAAACAAAGGAGAGATATGCCACGCGAAACATGCCATTGCGGAGAGTGCCAACGGTGCCACCGACGCGCGTATATGGCCGCGTGGCGATGGCGGAAGATCCGTGGGCCGCTACCTGCAGCATGGGCGGCGCAAGCGCGGACGGAAGCCTGGCAGTTGCAACGGTATATCTGCCCGTTGGCGGAGTTGGCGAAGTACCAATTTGGCCGCAAGACGACGCGGCCGGCGGCGGAATAGGAGAGGGACATGGAAATAGCAACGATTGGACTGTTTTTGCTGGGCGGCGGCGCCTACCTGCGCTGGAAGCCAACGCGGGCGCAGGCGTGGAACTACATCGCGGCCTGGGCGGCGGAGAATCGGGACGCGGCGATCACACGGGAAGCGCGGAAGCGCGAGTATCTAGCGGCGGAGGTGATCGCGGCGGCGGAGAGGGCGTTGGTTCGACTGGAAGACCTTGCTTATGACTGGGTTGATGCGGCCGAAAGCGCAACGCATCCCCTGTCTGGCCCGATAGAATTTCGCATCGAGCGCGAAGCAGAAGCAGAGTTCGAGGCGACACGAAAAGCCGCCATCGCCGCAATCGCCAAATGGAGAGAGGCACACAATGCGTGAGAAGTTGGACGAACTGGCGCGGCTGCACGCGGCGGCGACCATGGATTGCGACGGCTTGCCCGGTGAATGGAACAAGCTATTCACCTTTTACAAGGCAGCATACAACGCCTTCCCAGACATCCTGGAGTACGTGCGGCGGCTGGAATCCGAACTCCAAGGCTGGCGGCATGAGCGCGAGATGACGCTCACGGCATTTGCCCACGTCCGCGATGGTGGCAATCCGGCGCTCATAGGCCACCCGAACGGCAGTGTGTTTGGCAATGCACTACGGGAGATGCTCGCCCAGCAACGGCGGGAGGGTGCGGCGGAGTGGCTGGAGAAGGCAGCGCGTGAGGGCGGGTACTACGAACGGTCGAGCGAAGGCATGTTGGAAGAAGCGAAGCAACTGAGAGAGGTGAAGGTATGAGCGACCAAGTAGAGACATACCACGGCCTACGGCTGCAACTAGAGGCGTGTAGAGCGGAGAACGCCGAACTCCGCATCGCGATGGAGAATCACAACAGCGGATCTAAGCAGTTGGCGAAGTGGCTCGAAGAAAGCCGATTAGAGGCAATGGAGGCAAAACGTCAGGCGGCGTCTGATCGAGCGCGGCTTCGCATGATGCGCGTGGACTTAGCGCAATTAACTGAAGGCCACCGGAAGGACGGCATCACGGCTTTGTTTCTGGCGCTTGAGGAGTTGATCCAAAAAGAGAGGCAAGCTTGACGGACAAGCCATGTTCCACCTGCGGAAAGCCATCTCGCCTGCTATGCGATGGAAAGGTATTCAAGTTATTGGACGGAACAACCCACCGCTTTGGCCGCAATCTAGGCAGCAATGTACCAAGCTCCGCCACTACATGCGATGCTCCGATGTGCTTTGAGCATCGCCACAAGGTATCAGACGTTCACATTCGCACGGACAATGGTTGCCGGTGGAACACTATCGATCTTTGTCCGCTTTGCAACCAGGAGGCAAAATGAAAACCAACTACGCGGCCATGGCTTATCTTTCTTACCGGCAACACACCGGAGGCGTATCACTCGCCACCGGGCAAGCTCTACCGGAGTGGCATGAATTACGAGAGGACATCCAGAACGCTTGGCACGCTGCTGCGGCTGCGGTCGAGACGCATGTATTGCTCGACTTGGAAGCGCGGCGGATTGCGCGGGAGGTGTCGTAATGGCAACTGAACAAGATCACGTATGGGCGATGCTCGATGACATGCTCGTGTTCTTATCTAAACGACATGTGCCGACGCCAGAGCGGACTTACAAGCTGGACGGCGGTTGGACGCTGGCAATGGACGATCTGCGGCGCTTTGTGGACGCCCTCACCGCCGAGCGCGACCAACTCAGCGCCGAGGTTGGGCGGCTGCGGGGAGAGGTGTCAGCAGTGAGGAAAGCTGGTTTCACCGAAGTTGATTGGTGGTCAAAGCGCTGTGCTGCCGCCACCGCCCGCGCCGAAGCCGCCGAACGGGAGCGCGACGAGGCCCAGGCGCACGCCGCGGACCTGAGAGCGGCGCTGGATCTAGCGCGAGTCCAGTTTGATTGGGTAAGGCAGAACTCAAAACCGCCCGTCAACGGCTACTCTGAATCGTCGATGTGGGCGGTGGTCGTAACTGCGGGTAGAGATGCTTCGTCCGCCCTCGTCCGCACCCCACCGCAGTCGCTGGGACGGATTAAGGCGAAGGCGTT